TCGCCCCAAACCCGCCCCAAAAACCCCCAAAACGTCCGCCCAGTAAGGGATTTCGGACCAAAACGACCCATTTTGCCGGAACGGCGAGGATAACGCGCGGGACCCCAAGGGAGACCTGACACCCCTCCCCCCCAGCATGACCCCCTTGGGCCAAATATGACCCCCTTGGGACATGTGATGACAACCTTCCAAGAAGGTCACCACATCCCCCAAGGGGGTCAACGACCCCCCAAGGAGGTCAACAAATGGGAAGGAACCACCCCCAAAAAATAGTCCCCCCCAGAGCGGAGGGGGGGACTATAGGGGGGGAGGAACAATGACTAAACATGGATTAGGATGCGAAGCATCCTAATCCCCCATAGTCCCTCTTAGTCCTAGTCCCCTTAAGGGGACTAGGAACGTACTAGTACGTCATAGAGGGGCTTGGCTCCGCCAGCCCGTCAAAAGCAGCGAGAGAGACCCCGGGCGTTCTGAGGGACACTTAAGGCAGCTGGGGCAGGACTATAGGGAAACTATGACTACGGACACACCGTAGATAGTTATCCGGAAGAGATGCCCTATCTGCCCCAAGTGTCCCGCACTGGCGCACCGAAAGGCACCGCCAACTCTGGGAGTGCTTTACATACGCGCGATGGCGGGGGGCGAACGGGGGACAAGCTCGCGCCCGGATTATTGGGCCGGAATGAGGCCCGTTTTAGGGTTTTCGCCTGACAGTCTATAACCCCGATTTGAGTCCTCTAAGGCACGATCGCGCGCCCATGCCACGGCGCCCGCATAATGCGCGGGTGGTGGGGCCGATTTTAGGCATCAAGGGGGGTTTTAGCCCAAGAGGCGAAAACCCCGATATCCCTACTGGCACTAGGGATTATAGGGCCGATTTCGCGCCCGCGCGAGGTCGCCGATGGTGCCTCGATGGCGCCGCTGACGCGCCCGCATTATGCGCGCGCCTCAGATCCGCGATGTCGGATCGGCGACATGGCCTCTCGATGCGCCCGCATTATGCGCGCGTGTCGATGTGCGCGCGGGGGGTTTTGGCGCGTTTCAGCGATCTGCTATGCGCGTATGCGCGCGCGTTATGCGTGCGGGCCGAAGGCCTCGTGCGCTCGCCGGCCGAAGGCCTCGTGCGCGCGCGACGCGATGGCCGATCGGCGACAGCTTACCAACGCACAGGGGCGCGCGCAGCGGCGTCTCGGCGCGCAGAACTGCGCGCGGAGATCGTGGCGCACAGGGGGTTTTGGGGCGTCTGTTAGACTTCGGCGTAGCTTCGCGAACGCCGAAGTCTAAACCGCTCCATGACGAAAGGACGAAAATGCAGCGACCATCTATCCCGCCCACGTATTCTAATCGCAAGGCAATGTCCGACAGAATTGTCGCCTACTACGACGCGGCCACGCCCGCGCAGATAGCAGCCGGTCGAAATTGGTATATCGAAGCCCTAGAATTCGCCTCTGCGCTGGCGTTTGAGCACGGTCTGGACGTGCGCCTAACCGCGGGCGTGCTCGCGGTACTATCGCCGAACCTGTCCTGGACAGCTAATAAGAAGGCGGGAAGCCTGCTAATCGCGCTGTATTCCGCCGGTATCAGGCACGTAAAACCCCTCGGGTGCGCGGGGTATGATGCCAATTTCGAGAAGGCATGGAGAATTCTGCTCACTCGCGACAGCCGATCCTGTACCGGAACAGACGTTCGGTCTATGACCGGATCCGGTCGGAAGGTGAAATGCAATGGGAAGCATTGCGGCCGATGTCCGATTCACGGGCCTAAGGTCGCCGAATTCTACCGCGCGATCATGGGCGACACTGACTGCCGAACGATGGATGTCTGGGCGATCCGAGCCTCGACGATCGCGATGTCGCGCCTCGCGAATCTGCGCGCCGATGACCCGCGCCGCGATGGCCTCCCGAAGGGCAGAATGGCGATTATGCAATCGGCATATTCCGATGCGGCCGCCCGTCGAGGCGAGAGTCCAAGCGTTATGCAGGCGATCGTTTGGCTCGTTATTCGCACGCATTGGGTGCGCGCAGACGGATCGCGCAACGGCGTCGAGGCTGATTTCACCCTCGACGACGCGAACCTAGCGTAGCGCGAAAATCGGCACTGTCCGCTACAATGAAAATCCCTGCTACGAAAGGCTGATATGGACACGATTACCACATTCTACGTAGGACTGCACGACCGTCACGGCCGCGCTCTCGCGGATGCGGAGCGCGACCTTGTCGAGGCGGTCTTGGACAGTGCCTACCCTGACGGGTGGACGTCCACAATCGGCACCGGACGATGGCACGGTGCGGCGGAGCCTACGCTGATCGCCACGGTGGCGCACGCTGCCGATCCCGCCAAGGTCGCCCGCGTGGCCGAGGATGCGCGGTTCGTCGCGAATCAGGACGCTGTCCTGCACACCAGCGTCGCGGCCACATGCGGCCTCGCGACCCGATAGCTCAGAATCCCAAGCGCAGCATGACGAAAGGCCCGAAAATGACCACGCGAAACGACATCCTGAAACGCCTCGACATCGCGATCGCGGACGCGGACGCGCTCGTCGGGCAGGCGGAGGCGTTCGAAGCCGATGGGCTCGTCGAGCACGATGAGGTCGTCCACATGCAGGGGCATTACGCCGGGCTCCGCCACGCTCGCGAGCTGGCCGAACAGGCGTAGCGCCGAGTACCTCGGCGCAGGCTCCGCCGGAGGCCCTCAAACCCCCATGAACACTGGGGTTTGGGGGCCTTCTGTGCGTCCTGTGCGCCGATGCGCTCGGCGCGTGCGGGCATGCGCGCCCTCGCGGGGGCGCGTACGCGGGCGGCTGCGCCGCGCATTATGCGCGTCGCGCGCACAGAGCTGGGGAGGCCGGTTTCGCCCATCACTCGAATGCGCGCGCGCGTAGGAGGCCTCGTCGAATCGGCGCCGATACCGTGCCACCCCCCGGGGTCAGAATCCCTAAGCGGGGCGGGGGTAAAACGCATAATTCCCGCAAATAGCGGGTTTTCATGTTTGACAGACTGCCCCAGGCCATGCTATAACTCAATCAGCGCCACCGACCACCCCCCGCCAAGTGAAGCGGATCAGGGTGCGAGCTAAAACAATCAGGAGGTTCACCATGTCTCATCTACCGATAAACACCAGGATCACGCTCGTGCTCGGAGCGCTGACTCGGGTGAACGAGATCCGCGCCGAGTTTGGATACAGGGAGTTGGATGCCCTGCCGTGCGGCTACTCTGAGGGAGAATGTTGCCCAGTAGCTTTGGGTCTGACTGTGGGTAGCCTCCGGGCTACTGTGACTGGCAGCGTCGATTGCACTTCAGAGATTCTCGTGCATGACAGTGCGGGATCGGCAGCAGGCGTGCAGTACACTGAGGAGGCGGCTATCGGTGCGTTCGTCGAGGCGTTCGACAGCGGGCAGCTTCCCGAGTATCAGGTGCCACAGGACGGCTACTAGCCGCGAGTCTGATGGGAGCCCCGGGCAGGGGCTGCCACCAGTCTGCGCAAACGACAGGAGGTTCACGATGGAAGCAGGATGCCCGATATGTGAGAGCGCGGACGCGGTGAGTTTCGGCTCGACGCGCCTCGGCGACACGAATGTGCGTTGCCGCAACTGCGGCTACGTGTACGTGATTGATACCCCTGAACGCGACGAGGAAGATTACGGTGATGATGATGCTGCGTACTGACTGTGGCGATGTGACTGTCTCGACGGTGTCGCTCGGGCGTGAGTTCGAGACGATGGTGTTTCCGTCGGCTGACGGAGTGATCACCGATTGGGGTGACGTGTATTGCGAGCGTCACGACTCGGAGACCGCGGCTCTCGCCGCGCACGCATTCGTCGTGTACGATAATGGCGGTGCGGTATGACCGAGACGACTGACTTCAGTGAACGCATGGACAACCATTTTGACGCACTGGCGAGAGCGCACGCATCGCTCACCGAGCTACAGGAGACGTTCGGGTACGGGGACGACGACTTGTACGACGTGGTCGGGCAGGTGCTCGACAACCGGGATTTTGAGGCCGATACGGGGGAGACCGCCCCCTTGCGCCCGCTGGTGTGATACACTCAACGTAGCGAGACTGATGGGAGCACGCGCCACCGACGGCCGTGCTGCCACCAGCCACGCCATACCGGCACACTGGAGAATGGAGATACATGATCCTACACACCCGCAAGCTGCGCGCGCTCCTCGGCGAGGCTGCCGTGCTGGCGCGGAACGGCGCGATTGACCCGGATGCGCGCCGCCGGGTTCGAGCCTTGGCCGTCGAGGCTGAGGAGTCCGATTCAACCCTCGATCTAGAGTTGGCGCTGTCCGTCCTGCGCCGGGAGGCTTAGTATGTCCACGCATTTTACCGACGAAGTTCTTGAACGGGTCGTAGGCTTGTTCTTCCACGCCATCGAGGCCGCTAACCTCCAGGCTGAGCTTGACGAGCACACGACTACGGTGGCGGCAACGTTGCAGGATGTGACGGCCGATCAGTTCATCCGGTACGTGCAGGGCAACAGCACGGTGCACCGCCTGAGCCCGGGCGGGAACTTCACCTGCGAGGTTCGGCCTGCCGGCCATGAGGATCGGCGAAACTGCATCACCCTGTTCTGCAAGACCCCCCCGGGTTTCGATGACCAGGAGTTTGAGCAGCTGGTGCTGGCGACCGTGCGGGTTCGGTCGGAGACGGGTCAGCGAGTCTGATCGGCTACGTAGTCCCCAGCCGTGAGGTTGGGGTGGGTCGCCGTCGCGGGGTCGGCGACCCACCCAAACCTCAACAGGAAGGTGCGACATGGGTAATTGCCCAGTGTGCGAATCAGGATCGAATGGGGCCGTGATTCTCGGCTCGATGATGAGTGGCCGCGTGAGTGTCCGTTGCCGTGATTGTGGTCTCGATCGTGAGATCGAGGTGCCGGATTCGTTCGAGATGGTTGACGAGGGGGAAGAATATTATGAGTAAGACTACTGGGCGACCGAGCTTGCGGGACTTCAAGCGGCACGCGGACAAGTTCGGTACCGCGAGTGTGCTCGACACGGCGATCGACGTGGGCTACCCGCGGACGCAGCTCTGCGACCTGCTGCGGGCACTCGACAAGGTCGATAAGCGCATCTACGGTAGCCGCCAGTTGTGCCGGAGCCTGGGCATCGTCGGGCTGTTGCCCCGCCACCAGTTGGACGTGGCCGAGCGAGTCGAGAAGGCTATCGCGTTGAACACGCGGCTTGTCGCGGCGCGGGCGGCGGTCAATGTCTGAAAGCGAAATCCCTGAGCCCCCGAGCGGCGATGTCGCTCGGGGGCTGGCGGTACTCTCGCAGGCGGAGCTGCTGCGACTCATCACGAGCGCGGCCGTGGAGCTTGCGTATCGGGACGGCACTACTGAACCGTCGTTCTGGTTGCAGGCGTTGGCGAATTGTATTGACATGGTTGATGTTGGGTCGCTGTTCGAGTACCTGGAGTGTGAGGTTGGCGCGGTCGAGCGGCCACGGTCTACCCCGTCGGACGTGTTGGTGGAGGATCTGCGCCGCTTTGGTCTGCACGAAGAACCGGAGGAGGAGGAGGAAGAGTGAGGACGATCGAGGATGAATTGACTGACAAGCTCGGCGAGGACGGGTACGAGGCGGTGCGGCGTAAGCTGCTCACTCTCACCCGTGATGTCACGCGGCTGAAGTCGAAGCGTGAGACCGATGACCGCCAAATACTGGCACAGATGGAGGGTACGCATGACGATTCCTGATCTTGACCTTCGCACCACGCGCGCGATCGAGTCGATCGCTGCCGCGGTTGCTCGGATCGCGGTGGAGCTGGAGCGCCAGAACGATGCCGCTGATGCCCGGGCGTTGCGGGGCACCAGCGTTGACAGTCACCTCGACCGGGGCCGGAGGGCGTCTTGACTGCCATGGAGTTGCGGGAGGCGCGGACGATCGCCTACGAGTCCCTGCGGTCGAAGACCGGCTGTAATCACCATGACCGCGAGGACATCGCGCAGACGGTCAGCTTCAAGCTGTGGGAGGTCAAGTCCGCCGGCGAGACGCTGATTGATCAGCCGGCCTGGATTCGCCGGGTCGCGTACAATGCGTGGGTGTCGCACTGCCGGGCGCAGGATGCCCGCCCGACCCTGCTCCCCGATATGGATTGGATTGATCAGTCGGAAGACCTGTGGCCCGACCAGGAGGTGGTAGATTGGGCTGACAACCCGGAGAAGGGCGCGTTGCGGGAGGCGCATGACGCCACCATTCGCGCCCTGACGGGGCCGCAGCGGGAGGCTTGGTGCCTGTGTGTACTGCGTGGCGCGAGCGCTGAGGAGGCATCTGAGCGCCTCGGGGTTACCCGCGCCGCGGTGTACGCCTGGAACGCGCAGACTGCCGCCCAGTTGCGGGGGGCGCTCTGAGTCACAGGGTGGGCGACGTGCGTCGCTCACCCTGTACCCCTATAGCAGGATAACGAGAAAAGTGTCACACTTTTCGTAACCACTCGGAGGTCAACCATCTCATTTACCACACGAGCAGCCATCACAATACTGGTCATCGCCCTCGTCATCGCGGTGGTCGCAGTCCAGCCGCGTGGGGCGGACGGTATCTCGCTCCCCCCCGAGCGAACCGGCAAATCCCAGGCCTGGAAGATCGAGCGGCTCCAGGCGAAGACCCACCGCCTGCAAGGTCTCGTCCGCCAACCGCGTACGCGCATCAGCCGGGCCGTTCAGACGATCCCGCCCCGCAAGCGCGCCGGGAAGCTCGCGTATTGGCGTAGGGAACTCGACCGGATCCGTCGTTACCACGCCACGGTGCCGGGTCACCCGTGGGGCAGGATCGCCGGCTGCGAGAGCAACAGACGCTGGGCCTACAATGGCAGCAGTGGCTTCGACGGGGGCATTCAGTTCCACCCCGAGACATGGTCGAGTTTCAAGCTGACGGGCTACCCGCGGTACGCCTGGCAGGCGAGTCCTCGAATGCAGGTCATGGTTGGGGAGCGTGTTCTCGCTACGCAGGGTTGGCGAGCGTGGCCCGCATGTTCACTGCGTCTAGGGCTCAGGTAAGGATTGTGTTAAGATCTTCATTTTTGCTTGGACAAAGTGCCTCGGCATGCGTCTATAAGAGTAGAGAAGGAAATAAGGGTAACAATAAGTTACTCATACAACGAGTAACAATAGTCCACAGGGGGGCTTCGCCCCCCCAATAGTAAACTAGGAGGCCTCACCTTGGGACACAAGAACAAGGACGATACGGGCAAGGGGGCGCATGCCGCTACCTATTGACCTCCGGGGGATTATTAGCCGGGGACTTGCCGAAGACCGGCGGGCGCCCGACGCCCTGCTGCACTCCTCAAGCGACATCGTAGGGCCGCTTCGACACTCCCAACTCAGCCTGGCCGGTGCGCCGACCCGAGCACGGAGCGTAACCGCTGATGTCCGCATGATGGTTGGCACGCTCTTGCATGAGTGGCTTGAGCGTCGCTTCAAGCTGGAGCAGGTCATCTCGATGTCGGAGATCAATGTCACGCCGTGGATGCCCCCTGGTTGGGGCGGCACTGCCGACCACCTGATCTTCGACCCCGAGCACAAGCGGTACCACCTGATGGACGTGAAGACCACGAAGGGTGAGTCGATGCCATGGATCGCCAGGGACGGGGTCAAGAAGGAGCACGTGCACCAGGTCAGCAGCTACTTTCATGCTTGCGAGCAGATGGGGTTGCCGATGATGCCCGAGGCCTCGATCCTGTACTGGCCGATCACGAACACGAGCGACAACCCACTGCCCACCACGCTCTACTTCACGCCGTTGGCGAAGGATGACCTCGGCGAGACGATGCGTACCCGGCGGGAGGCCGCCGACCGGTACAAGGCGTCGCTCCCTACGGAGGCCCTGGCGATGGCGGGGCAAGTACACGGCGAGGATGACTGGGGTCCGGACGCTGAGGCGGTTGACTACGGTATCTTCCACACGGACGAGCTGGCCCCGGTCGCAGACCGGGAGCAGGTTCTCCATCGAAACCGGTCGCAGGGCGTCTGGGATTTGAAGTCCAAGCCGCACTGGTCGAGCATGTTCTGTGACTATCCCGGCAAGCTCTGCGGGTGCAAGTTCCAGGATGGGATGCGAAAGATCGGGCACTACGATACGGGCGGGGACTACACGCCCCGCAAGGGCTTCGATACCGAGGCCCCGACGATCGAACCGAGTGAGACCCTCTAATTGAAGGAGTACGATGGCTGATTTCACGAACGAGCAGCTTCGCCTGCTCGCTGAACCACTCCACCCGGACAATGTGAAGACCCGGCAGCGCCTGAGCTACATCGAGGGCCACTACGTGCGGGACACACTGAACAGGATCTTCGGCCACGACGGCTGGAGTACCAAGATTGAGGAGTTGAGCCACCGGGGCACCGTCGATGTCGCGAAGAGCGACAAGACCGGGAGCGCCACGGCGTACACGTGTGTCCTCAGTCTACGGATTCACACCCCGACCGGGGACCACGTCATACAGGACGTCGGGTACGGCAACAGCACGATGTACACGGCAACAGCCGCACTGGACACGCACGAGTTGGCGACCAAGGAGGCAGAGACGGATTCGCTAAAACGTTGCGCGGTGAACCTTGGGGAACAGTTCGGGTTGTCGCTGTACGGTGAGACCGGGCGAGAGGACATCGACCACCGGGCTCGGGAGCTGCCGTCACTGGCGCAGCTGAAGGAGAAGCTTACCGAGATGGTCACGGGTATCCTCGGTCGCGAACCGACCTCGCGGTACGAGGTCGGTGAGCGGGCAGGGATCCGCACTCGAGACCTGAACGACCGGGCGGCGCTCCAGCGTGCGCTCGACCGTGACGACACCTGATTGGGGGGCGTTGGGCGCGGAGTGTCTCCGTGATTGGGGCGTTACCGGGTCGGGTGGCCCGGTAGCGTTCGACACGGAGACCTCCGGGTTCAGTTGGAGTGACCAGTTGTTCTGCGTGACGGTGGCGTGGCGTCGCGCCGACAAGTCGTTGGCGTCCCACTACCTTGAGATCGACACGCCCTTCTGCGGGAACGCAACGATCGCCGGCGACATCCTGCGGGATGCGAGCGCCGTGATCGGCCACAACCTCCGCTTCGACCTGCAAATGGTTAACCGTATTGGCGTCACGTCCTGGCGTGACGTCCCGGTCACTAAGTGGGAGGACACCGAGACGATCTGTCACTTGCTGAACGAGAACAAGCGTAAGGGCCTGAAGTACGTGGCCGCCCAGCTTCTCGGCGAGAGCACTGACGAGGCCGAGGTTCTGGCGGCGCACCGCCGACAGCTCGGCGTCAAGAAGGATGAGGGCTACCATGTTCTCGATCGGGAGATCCTCATGCCGTACGCGATCAAGGACGCGGAGTTCACGCTCCGGATCTACGAGCGCCTGTGGCCGCACATCGCGGCGGACGACGACCTGTTCGAGCTGTACCGGCGCGAGATGAGCCTGATGGATGTGCTCGCGACCATGTACAGGAACGGCATGCGCGTGGACAAGCCCGCCCTCGACGAGGCGATCAAGGTCTGGTCGGTCAAGCTCGTGCGGGCTGAGGCCAGCGTGCGGGAGGCCGCCAAGGATGACGGCTTGAACCCCGCGAGTTGGCAGCAGTTGCTCGAGGGCTTCAGGCGTTGCGGCGTGACTACCGTGACCGAGACGAACAAGGAGGCGCTCGCACCGATCGCGGAACGTAACAGCGAGGCCGGGGTCTTGGCCCGAGCGATCCTCGAGTACCGGCACGTCAAGAAGATTTACACCACGTACCTCGTGGGTCTCCGCGATGAGATCGGTCTGGAGGACGTGTTCCATGTCAATATCCGACAGAATGGTGCCATTACGGGGCGAACCTCGAGCGGGGCAGAGAGAGGCGACGACTGATGAGACACCTGATCTCGATCTCCGATCTGGGGCGCCCCGACATCGAGCGCCTCCTCGGTCTCGCGCGCACCTTCAAGGCATCCCTCGACCGCGACGTGAAGAAGCTGCCAACCCTGCGGGGACGTACGGTCGTCAGCATGTTCCACGAACCCTCGACCCGAACGTCTACGAGCTTCGAGCTGGCCGCGAAGAGACTGTCCGCGGACGTCATGTCCATACGGGCATCGGGGTCATCCGCCGCCAAGGGCGAGTCCCTCAAAGACACGGCGCTGACCCTCGGCGCATACGACCCCGACATCGTTGTGATCCGCCACCCGAGCATCGGCGCACCCGACGTCGTTGCCCGCCATGTCAACGCGCACGTCGTTAACGCGGGGGACGGTAAGCGCCAGCATCCGACCCAGGCACTGCTCGACCTCTTCACGATCGACGAGGAGTTCGGTAGGGTCGATGGAATCCATGTCGCGATTGTCGGTGACGTACTGCACTCGCGCGTCGCGCGCTCAAACATTCAAGCACTCGTGCTGATGGGCGCACGCGTGACACTCGTAGGACCGCCGCCGCTAATCCCCCGGGGCATCGAAGCGCTAGGGTGCGAGGTGTCGAACGACATCGCTGCGATCCGCGGCGCTGATGTCGTCTACGTGCTCCGAATGCAACGCGAGCGCATGGAAGCCGGCGCAAACTTCGTACCGTCGTTGCGGGAGTACACCGCCCGGTGGGGTGTAAGTGCCGGGCGCCTGACCGAGGGGCAGCGCGTCATGCACCCTGGCCCAATGAACCGGGGCGTGGAGATCGCGTCCGACGTCGCTGACGCAGCCGAGCCGCTCATCCAACGTCAGGTCCGGAACGGACTCGTCGTACGAATGGCCGTCCTATATGACCTTGTGGCTTGTGCCCCCGAAGAAAGAGATGAGGGTGATCTAGATTAACGTACAAAACATGCCACGCACTGATCAGACTGTGAAGCGCCTCTTCATCCCGAGCGAGGGTAACGTGTTCACGTTCGCCGACTGGTCGCAGATTGAGCCGAGGCTCACCGCGTACTTCATGGCGAAGCAAGGGAACCCCGAGCTGGCGGAGTTCATCCGAGACGCGGGTGACGCGTACATGGCAACCGCAGTCGGCGTGTATCACAGGCCCATTGAGAAGATAACTAAGGAGGAAAGACAGACGTGCAAAACCGTATTCCTAAGTCTGCTATACGGCGCTGGAACGAGAAAATTGGCAAGCTCCCTCGGGGTTCAGGTCGCGGAGGCGAAGAGGATCCGCGGGGAGTTCTACGACGCATGGCCCGCCGTGCCCGAGTTGCTCTCGGGTATCCTGGCGACGTATCGTAAGCGCGGGTACATAAAGACCCCGTGGGGTCGCCGGCTGCACCCGCACTCGGATCATGCTGCCATCAACCATCTAGTCCAGGGCAGTGCCGCCGATCTCATGAAGCAGGCGCTCGTGTCCGCCCATGTGGCGCTCGCCGAGGGCAAGTTCTCGACGAAGCTGGTCGCCACGGTGCACGATGAGCTGATCTTCGACGGCCCGACCGAGGACCGGCGGGGGCTGGAAAGCATGGTCATCCGTCCGAGCATGAATGATGAACGTATCAACGAGGTGGTACCCATCGTGGTCGACATTGAATGGTCGGACACTAATTGGGCCGAGAAGCGGCCCCTGGAGGTAACAGCATGAGTCAGAGTAAGGCGCGCGCGAAGCGCAAGGCCGCCCTCAAGAGCGGCGTCCCCCGAACGAACCTGAGTTGCGACCCGGAGACGCCCGCGGCCCCGCCGCGAGTGGATTTGTCGGACAAGAGTGATGAGGAGATTCAGTCCACCATGCAACAGGCCGTGGCTGAGATGACCCCGATCCAACAGCAGGTCGTGGAGTTACAGGAGTTCCATATCAGGAACCTCCAGGACCTCCTCGAGCAAGCCTCATTACGCCAGCAGCAGGATGATCAGTTTCTCGGCAACGTGGTGCTCGCCGTCGTGGAGCAAGAGAGGCGACGAGCGAGGGGACCGGACGGCGATGTTCACCGCGTCCCCAATTACGAGGTGACGTGCACTAATAGTATCGCGACGCCCGTCAAGGTCGAACGGGACATCGAGGGGGACAACGATGAGAACGGGTGCCTGATCCTAACGGTGTCCCGCATGACCGAGGCGGAGTGGATGGCCGAGTTCACCGAGGACGAGTGGGAGGGTCCGAGCATCGACGATGGCGACGAGAGTCCCGAGGTTGCTGAGAAGCTGGCCGAGCTACGCTCCATGGTCGCGCAGGCCGACGACGATGACGCCCACCCCCGAGGGTTCGTTAAGGATCCCGCCGAAAATGGGTGATCCTCGCTTTCACGCGAAGCTCGCGGAGATGGGGAGGCTCCACGACAGTAAGCAGAACGATTACGCAACGGTGTCCGACCCGTTCGCCAACGTGCGAGCGAGCGAGGACTTCGGTGTCGCGGGTTGGGTCGGGTGTATGATGCGCGCGAACGATAAGATGAAGCGCCTGCAGAACGCGGCGAAGGGTGTCGAGCTTAGCAACGAGGGCGTGGCCGACAGCCTCATGGATCTCTCGGTCTACGCGATCATCGGACTGATCCTGTTCGAGGAGGGCGAGGGGAGCGCGACGTGAGCAACGTCCACACGGTCGTCGTCGACTTCGACGGTACGTGCGTGACCATGGCATGGCCGGAGATGGGGTCGTGGTTGACCGGCGCGGTCGACGCACTCCATACGTTGAGTGACCAGGGCTACCACCTTGTCGTTGACTCGGCCCGGCTGAGCCGCTACGACCCGCACACCGGGGAGCGACGGACGCCGCAGGAAGTACTCGATACGTACACGGCGATGCGTGCGTTGTTTGATGATGCGGGACTTCGGTTCGTGCAGATATGGATGGCCGCCGGGAAGCCGGGAGCCGTCGCGTACATCGACGATCGTGCCATCTTCTTCCCGGGGGGGACGACCTCCTGGCCGAAGATGGTCGAGATGGTCGGGGTGCGTGCGAAAGGTCAAGCGCTCTGGGCGCGCCGGCCGTCAATCAGGCCGGAGGAGTGGGTACTGTGAGGCTTAACCGGACAACCATACGAGGAGGATAATGGGCCTGACGCAACATGACTTCGTGGTGACGCAGCGGGGCATAGACCCCGATACGCTCGCGTCCTGGGGCGTGGAGCAGAAGGGTGACCGCCTGCACATTCCGTACGCTGGCACCGAGAGCGTCAAGATTCGCAAGCCGCCCGACGAGGACGGCAAGAAGCAGTTCATCTGGGAGCCACTGATGGCTGCGGGCACGCAGCCCCTGTACACCCCGCCCGGCGGGATCATCTCCGGTCTGCCCGTCCTCCTTTGCGAGGGCGAGACCGACACGTGGCGCACGTGGCAGGAGCTGGTCCAGCGGGGTGGGCGCAAGGTCAATGTCGTTGGTCTGCCTGGCCTGAACGCCTGGCGTGACGACCACGCAATCCTATTCGAGGAGGTACCGTCGGTCTATGTCTGCCTTGACAGTGATACGGGCTATGAGAAAACTAGTGTCGCGGACGCCACCTTCGCCAAGATCCGAGCTACTCTGGGTCGACGCGCGAGTCGAGTTCGACTTCCCTCCGGCCCCAACGATCTCGTTGAGTTCTGGGACGACTACACGGTCGAAGCCTTCGACCTCCTCATCGCCAACAGCCGGAAGTACTCGGGACGGTTCAAGCCCCTCGACTTCTCTGCGCCTGCCCCGAGTTACGACTGGCTCTGGGAAGGCTACATGGCCGTGCCCGACCTTGCCTTCCTCGTTGGGGAGCCGGGGGTAGGTAAGTCCTGGCTCTCAATGGGGCTGGCGGTCGCAATCATCGAGGAGTGGGACACGTTCCTCGGGCTACCCCTCAACGGGGGTGGCTCGGTCGTCTATGTTGACCAAGAGAACCCCGAAGACGTGATCCGTAACCGTTTCGAGCAGCTTGGGCTGACCGACGCGGGGAAGGAAAAGCTGCGGTTCCTTCACTTCCAGGGGGTGCGACTCGACGACGCCGAAGTGGCGGCCGACTTCGTGGAGTTCGTCGATCATGAGCAGCCGAGGTTGGTCATCATGGACTCACTCAGCACCCTGCACATGGGCAACGAGAACAGCTCCCAAGATATCATGCAACTCTGGACGAACGCACTGTCCGTGATTTGCCGTGGCCTCAAGGTCCCAACGCTCATGCTCCACCACATGACTAAGCCCCAAAAGGGAATGAACGCCACGCCCCGAGGGTCGACCTCGATCATGAGCATGGCCGACGCGGTGTGGCGCGTGTTCGGCGACAGCGTTGACGACCTCATGCTGGCCCAGGATAAGACCCGACGAGGCGCCTCCCTCGGGCACCTGGGGTACGGGGTAGTCGGCAACCCCGGCGAGCCGACCATGCTGGTGCCGGGCAAGCGGAAGGACGCGAGTACGAACGGGGCTGGTTGGTAATGGCGTCGCGCCGTTGCCCCGACCACCTTGTTCGGTACCCGTTCACGATGGTCAAGGAGGGTGGTGGATGCCCGGTTGAGGGCTGCGACACCCCGCAGGAAAGTCACCCCCACCTTGCCCCTCACGCGGATTGGGTGCTTAAGGTCAGTACCCTCACCATGCTCCGCATGGGCGGGTACCCGAGCGATCCTGACCCCCCGATGGATCTTCAACCCTTCCGGCTGGGGCCGCCTCCACAGTTCTGGCTCTCGCAAGAGGATCTACTGCGGTGCGGGTACGAGTTCCGCAAGGATGTGACGTTCGGCTTAGTCCGCTCGCTCGGTAGGTTCTACGAGCTGCAGGGCTGGGACAAAATCAAGAAGCGCTGGCTGGTCGAGATCATCGAACCGGAGTGGGCGCTTCGCCACGTACCTGCGCTCGATTACGAGCCGGAAAGGGTATGGCGTGAACCACCCGAAGACGAACAATACGCAGTCGTGTGACCCGGATGAGTAAGGTAGGCAACCGCAATTACAAGCGCGGAAGGGAGTTCGAGTACAAGACCCGGGACCACCTGATCAACGAGATGGGGGCCGTCTACGTGATGCGCGCCGCCCAGTCAAAGGGGGCGGCCGACCTGATCGCCCTGTTCACGGGGAACGGTAAGGTCAACTACCCCGGGGCGCGCGTGTACCTCGTACAATGTAAACGGGATGGGAAACTACCGCGAGCAGAGCGCGAGAAACTCTGGACCCTGGCGAGGGAGACAGGCACGACCCCTGTCCACGCATTCCAAGGCCCCCGGGGCACCCCGGTGGTCATCGAGTACATTCGCAAGGAGGAAACGTAGTATGGCTAGTGACGGAAAATGGGTAACCCTGACGGGTGTCGTGCAGTTCGATCCGGAGCGCAAGACCATCGAGTCCCTCGGGCAAGAGGTCTACGAGTTCAGCTTCCGGTGCGCTGCCACGCAGCGCCGCATCAAGGCGACCCTCTGGGGTGAGCACGCGTCACTCTTCGGCAGCATCGAGAAGGGTGACGCCGTCATCATCGACGGTAACCTCAAGACCAACGACGCCACGAACCAGTCGGGCGACGCGGTCACGTACTACAACCTCTCGGTCGCCGAGATCGCGGTCATCGCGAAGGCCCCGAAGGACGTGGCTGGTATCCCGGCCAGCGCGCCGACCGCCGCTGCCGTTGAAGATGGCAGCGCCTGGTAGCGACGAGGTCGCGGACAAGCTGACGGAGCTACGACCCCGCATCGAGAGGGTGGCCGCAGGAATGCGCCCCCTCTCGGGCGGGATCGACGCGAGCGACCTCACGCAAGTAGGCCTGATCGCCGCATGGAGAGCGATCGAGAAGGGGGTGGTTCCCAGCATGAAGATTATTGAGCGGCACATGATGAACGAGATACGACGAGACGCCCGTCAGTCCCTGCGGCAACCGGGGGAAGAGACCGGCGACGTGATCGAGGAGGTCGACGCCATGATAGCCCGCGGATACCTCGATGAAGAGGCCACCGGCTAACTACACCCCTGACGAGGTCGAGGCCATCGTGGAGGGGTACCAAGAGTTCTGCGCGAAACGTAGCCGCCCGATGCTGCAGGTCCGCCTGCTCGACGTGGAGGCGTACTTTACGCGCCTGCCTCGGCTCGAGCGAGAGGCTCTGATATTCCATGGGGTGTCGGCCCTCACCCTCGACGAAATCATGGCGCGCTCTGGCGTGCCCACGCAGACGACACTAGACCGGTACGAGAGCGCCATCAAGCGGCTCACGCACCTGATGAACAGAGGAGGACGATGAGTCAGCTCAAGCACCAGGCCCAGGTCTACTACGACCTGAAGCAGCAGGGACACACGAACGTGGACATCGCCACCGCCCTCGGGGTGGATGAGGCCACTGTCCGGAGGCACCTTCGCAAGCTGAAGGGAAGCACGCTAGCGGACGTACTCGAGGGGCGCCCCCCGCAGGCACTCGAAGGGTTCATGGACAAGCCGATCGAGGTCGACACCGAGGACGGCTGGGCGATCACCGCGGACTGGCATGTCCCGATCGTCGACTACAATTACGTCGCGCAGTTCCTCGACCACGCGACGGAATTGGGGGTACGTAACCTCATTATCGCTGGGGACTGGCTACACATGGACGGTCTCAGCTCGTTCGATAGTAAGCAGGCTAGTGCCGCGTTGTCAATTGAGCTGCCGGAGAGCAGCCGTCTGATGCGACTGGTCGCCGATCGGTTCGATCGTATAGTCTACAGCTACGGGAACCATGATGCCCGACTCCAGAAGGCGCTCGGGTACCAGCTCCAGTTCAAGGAAGCGATGCGCCTAGCGTTCGGTGACGTGGGCGAGGAAGTTCTCAGCAAGATCGAGTTCAGCAACCTCGACCATATCCTTATCAACGCGCCTGACCGGGTGTGGCGAGTGTGCCACCCGAAGGCGTACACTCAGCAGCCGCTGTCAACAGCAATCAAGCTCGAGGCCGTGTACAAGCAGGCGATCATTACGGCGCACTCGCACCACGCTGCTATCGGCTATGCGAAGGATGGCGTTACCCCGGTCGCTGAGATCGGCGGACTGTTTGATCGAGACAAGACGGAGTACCTGCAACGCACAACCGCGCACCCGTGTTGGCAACAAGGGTACGGACTAATGGATGCTGACGGGCGGCTCATTATTGAGTCCCCAGGATGGAGCAATCGACTGTGAGCTTTGAGCCAGAGGGTCTAGGTAAGACAACGTTCCAAGGAAGGTACGCGAGGACACCCGATGAGACATGGAATAAGGCGTGTGAGAGGGTGGCGAATCATGTCGCTGCTGCCGAGCCTGATGACCGGGTTGCGCGTTGGCGTGACAACTTCAATGAAGTACTGGTGGAAGGGCAGTTCATGCCGGGTGGTCGAATCTGGTATGGGGCTGGGCGACCCCAAGCTCAGCTACTCAACTGCTTTGTGGTACCCGCCGTGGATAGTCGTGAAGGATGGGGAAAGACCCTATCCGACACCATCATCGTATCCGGCACTGGCGGTGGAGTTGGCATTAACGCTAGTCCAGTTAGACCAAGAGGTTCAGAGATTAAGGGCACAGGAGGCTATGCCACGGGTTCCGTTAGTCTGATGCAGATGATCGACCGGGTCGGGGACGTGCTAAGGGGTGGCGGCGGTCGCCGCCTGGCGCTCATGCTCGCATTGAATATTAATCACCCGGACGTGAGCGAGTTCATTAACGTCAAGTTGAACCGGGAGGAGCTGACGAACGCGAACGTGTCGATCGTCCTTCCCACCGGGTATGGCGCGGATGAGCTGATTCGGGATGTCAAAGCTGGCAACGATATCGCGCCGATGCACCGGGGCACCCCCACCGGGGGGCCAGGCATGGACGCCGCTGAACTCTGGGAAACGATAGTCCATAACGCGTGGACGAGCGGGGAACCGGGCGTACTCAACGGGGCGCTCGCTAACGAGCAGAGCAACATCTTCTATCACAAGCCGCTCGTGTGCACGAACCCGTGCGGCGAGATCTGGTTGGAGGAATACGGGTCGTGCTGCCTCGGCGCACTCGTACTCTCGAGGTTCGTTAACGAGAGCGGTGACACGGATTGGGATGCGCTCGATCGTGTCGTTCGGATCGCCGTACGGTTCCTCGATAATGTCCTCACCGTGAACGACTACCCACTAACCGAGATCAGTGAGAATAGCCGGGAGGTTCGCCGGCTCGGTCTCGGTGTCATGGGGTTGCACACTTACCTCCTGAAGAAGGGCTTGAAATATTCAAGCAAGAGCGGACGCAACGAGGTGGACAATCTGTTCCAGTTCATCAAGAACACGGCGTACGACGAGTCTACTACGCTAGCCGCAGAGAAGGGGTCGTTCCCAGCGTACTCCCCGCAGCTACTCGATAGTGGATTCGCGAAGACCCTGAAGCGGGGGATCCGTAGTAAGATCAGGACGCACGGATTGCGCAACGCAGCACTACTCACGGTCGCTCCCACGGGAACGACCGGTATGGTTCACGGCGTCACCACGGGCATCGAGCCCGTCATGAGCGCCCGATACTTGCGTCGGTACAACACTGAGGAGGGACAGGACTCCGCCGTGGTCGAGGACTGGCACTCGATAGCGTACCCGGATCACATCGAGGATGCGTCGAACATGCACCCTGAGGCGCACTTCAAGATGCAGGAAGTCGTGCAAATGCACGTCGATAACGCCGTGTCGAAGACAATCAACCTACCGAAGGACTTCCCGAAGGAGGAGTTGAGCGACTTGTGGTTGAAATACCTGCCGGTCATTAAAGGATCGACGTTCTACCGGTGGGGCAGCCGGGACAACGAACCCATCCAGCCCCTGGGTCCAGCCGAGGTGGCCGAGGAGGTCGCGGATGATCTCGCCCCGTTCGACCCGTCGTGCCCTGATGGGTCGTGCGAGGTATGAGTTTCGGTAGCAACATTATGCCGAAGCGTTTCGGTCAAGGTAACCCCGCGAAACGTAAACGCCGGCTATGCAAGTGCTCGGATGCTCGGCGCGCGGCAGACGCCGAGGTTCAGCAGTGGACTGATTATTCCCGTAAATACCTCGGGTCTAGCTGCCCCAAGTGCGGAGAGAAGAAGCCCCGTGGCGCGGGGTAAGGGCGACACGATCGACGTTATGTTCAACTCGCCGGTCGAACAGCTCAGGCTGTTCGTCTTCGAGCTGAATGCGATGAACGTCACACCAGACACGTGGGATCTTAAGTGGTCTAAGCGATCCAAGCAGCTTCATGACGCCACGGTCACGTGCGTCAGGATCGTGGAGCAACGCTGGACGTGCTACTTTATAGCCCGGCCGGGGGAGGACTTTCCCCTCGCTAGCATCATCTGCAACGGGCAGCGTGAGCAGGCAACCTGGGCGTTGTACGCGCCGTAACGAAATAAATGGCCCCACCCTCATGTTGAGGGTGGGGCCGATTTTCGTCGTTCTATTTAATGGGATGGTACGCTCGTACCCATTTTTGGATTTCGTCACCTGGGCACGAAGTGGAGTAGCCATCCCGATGGCCGAGAAGTTCGACGCAAGCCCGCTCATCCATCCGCGCATACAACGCATGCTTCTGCGCTGTAGTTGGGCCACAGTCAGGGCCACCAATCAGGCTGATCGCCTCGTGCTCGTAATTCAATTGGCCGTCACCGTTCGCAGCGCTGCGCGCACCCGGGCCGCGGCCACAATACACATATCCGTGGGAACAAATTAATTCGGAATATGCGATGTCATTCCAACCGTAGCTATCCATATGGTAATTTTGGATTCCTTGGATATGCTTATTACACTTCGAGTGATCACCAGGCTGACACGTCACAGTCCAATGGGCCTTAACATACCCGTTACGGACGTTAGTCGAGTTCGCGCTCTTCGGATAACGAGCGCCCCACTTGGCCCGCGACACGTAACCGACGTACCCCCGGGCGGGGGCGGGAGGCTTCGCCCACGTTGACTTCAGTGGGATGGGTGTCTCAAGGGACTCCAGCTTCTTCCAGAAACCAACCCCAATCTCGGGGGCATGGTTCTCCTGCTTGCACATTGATACGAGCTGCCATGTCAGATCAAGCAGGTTCGACCCGTACGGGCCTTCAACGTTGATCTGCGCTCCCTTCCACACACCAAGGGCGCGGTAGTTGTTCCTGACCTTGACGCGACCGTCATCGACGACGAGACGTTTCGTCTCTAGTCGTTCGATCAGGTCAGCACGCGGGAGATACAGATCAGGGCGCTGACCAATGACCTCGTAGAAGCCATCCGTGTCAAGTATCTTCGTGTCAGCCAGCTCGGACTTAAGTTCCTCTGTTGTCGCATGCAAAGCGGGGTCCTTTCTAGTTACGCGCCATTAGGATCCTGTCGCGTTGATGATGATGGTTGCCGCCGCGAAGATGGCGGCCATTGCCCCCGCGGGCAGTGCCCACATCCACCGTTCGATCCGCCGGATGCGCCGCTCGTGGTCGGGGTTCGGTGTGGGCCGCAGCCGCAGCTCCTTCACGTCTTCTCGGATCTCTTCGACGATCTCCTTGACGGTGTACCCCACCTCAGGCGGACTCATGGACGCCTCTTTCCGCCGAGGTTGTTGTAGTGGTTTCGGCCAGCGAAGAATCTCCGAACCACGTCCATTCGATCCTCGCCGCCGCGATTCCTCTTGAGGGCTTTCGCCTTCATGAGGTTGCGGAGGACGGTCGGTAGGCTACCCGCGCCGTCCGCTGACCGTGTCAGACTGAAGCCCGGGCCGGTCATTCTCCCCGCTGGGGGTGGTGAGTAGCCCGTGGTGTCTCCACCCTGGTTCGGCTGGCCCCGGCTGATGCCGAAGGCGTCCGTCTGGTTGCGGCCCTCCTGCGCGAGCGCTTGTGTCTGCGACTTGCGGGAGACTTGGCTCGCGTATTTCTCCGCGAGCGGGCCATCCCCCGCTGGGTATCCTACCCCCGCAGGCATTATCCGAGTGCCTCAGAGGCAGCACGACTAGCTCGATCCGCGCGCCGCTTCTGACGTTGCTCTCCGAGGCGCCTCTTGCGCTTGCGATTTATGCGGTTCTTTTCCTTCTGGGCGGCGACGGTCGCTGCCGATCGCCTGATGCTTCCGTCCGGCCGGAGGCGACTCGGTCCAGGCTCTCCGGTACCGATGCCTTGCCGCGTGTTACCGACTAGTGCCGCGTTCTTGCGACGCAGCTTCTGGCGCGTGGCCGTGCTGCGTAGCCCCGACGCTGCCGCCCTGCGCTTGGCGTTCTTTCGGGCTCGTTGCCGGCGAGCCCCGGCCGCTCGCGGATCAATAGGGCCACTGCCCTGTGAGTATCCTACTCCCGCAGGCATTAGTATTTCTCCCCGAGCGGGACGTCCCGAGTTACGCGAGGCCGAGGTATGATTCCAATCATCGTCATTGTGTCTCCTAGAACGCTATGTGGACGTGGTCAGAATGACCACCGATTGCGCCGATGGACGTGGTACCTTTAGTACCACCCCAAGAGTCGTAGAACAGTTCGCGGGTCATCCCGCCGTACGTCTTGTTGGCCCACTTGGTGTAGGCCATCATGCTCGTCGGGTCACCGCTGATGTCGGCGGCCCGGTTTACCCTGCTCCCCGAGAACTTCTGGTAGTGGTTCGATGTCGGGGTGTGCACGTCCGGGTTGACCGGATCGTACACGTTGTTCTCGAGAACCGTGAGTCCGAACTTTTCTCGTGCGACCTTCATCGAATGTCGTATCGCCTTCTCCGGGTCCCCCAGTTGCCCGGCTGGTACATTGATTGGGTTGCGTTTACCTATCGCCCATCCAGTGTCCGTGTTCTCCGCCTGGGCGACGAGAGCCGCCGTGATGATGTCGCTACGCATCTTGCCCGTCCTCGAGAACTCGACGCTCGACTTCAGTAGCGCCGACACAATGTTATTCTGCCGGCTACCCGGCACATTGGGTCCATCAACAAGCACCTGCCCTTTGACTCTGACGCCCTTGCCGAGGCCCCCCGAGAGTAGGTTGGAGTAATGCTCCCTGGCCCTCGAGACCTCACTGTCGGGGTCTGCTGGCCGCTCGAACTTTCGGACGATGTTGCCGATGGCCGCCGCCCCGGTCAGCCCCGCTGACCCGGACTCCGCCATCTTGCGGTACGCGTAGTCGATACCCGCCCGGCTGTTGGCCCACGCGGCCCCCCTGTTCTTCGGGAGCGCGCCCCCCACGTGCAATTGGAACGGACCGAAGCTCGTCCCACCATCACCGACCGCGCCCGGCACGAGGCCGCCCTCACTGAGGGCGACCGCCATGCTCGCGGCGTAGTCAATGTTATGTTTGGCCGCGGACTGCTTCATCCACCCGACCATCTGCTCGTTATACGATATCGCCATTTACCCTCACGATCCGTCTCTGTTCCAGTCAATAATGATCTTCTTCTCCGTTGTCCCCCGGCGAGTCCGTTCCTCCTTCGCCAACTTTTTGGCTACCTCAGGACTCATGTTGCGGATTGGGATGCCCAACTGGGAGGAGAACTCCTTAGCGAACGTCTTCTCGAACAGGTACGTTGGTTTCGTCACGTCACCCTTGACCGCGGCCGTGATCAGCTTCGAGGGCGGTAGCTGCCGGAGCACGCGCTCAACGTACGAGGGGAAGCCGCCGCCAACGACCGTCGTGCTCTTACCCCCCGTTAGCACGCTTCTCTGCGTGATCTCCTCCACCAGGACCGTACCGAACGGGTTGCCTAGCTGCGCCGCTGCGGACAGACCCGCCCCTACGCCGCCCCCGCCCAGGCCGCTGATGCCGGCGATTGCCTCGCCGACCTCGGCTACCGTCTGGAACGGGTTGATCCCGTTCGTGGTGAGGATTGGCTGCCGGCCCGCTATCGTACCCAGACCGGGGATCGCGTTAACGAGCCCGGGTCGGAGATCGACGTGTCCGAGGAGGTAGGACGGCACCTCGCCGTCCGCTATGGTCTCCTCAATCCCAACCGCCGCCACGGCCCGCAACATTGTGGACTTCGCGGGGTGGTCGAACGGCATCCGTAGCGTTATCGACGTGATGGCCTTGTACCAACTGTAGAACGGCGCCGCCTGCCGGACATAGTGACGCTCGATCGCCCCGAGGTCGAAGTAGTTTCCCAGTCCCTCTAGGACCGAGTTGGAAACTTTCGCCTGGAGCTTCGGATCGTTCTCGAGCATCTGGATGTAGAGGCGATTGAAGTCAATCGTCTCGCCGCTCATCATGCCCGAGCGCCGGAGCACGTTCTTCGTGCGCGCCAGGCGCCCGACCAGGCCCGCCGCCTTGGCGGCCCCCCTCAGCTCCGCGTACATCGCGGCCTGACGGAGGCTCGTCTCTGTGATCGCCTGCGTAGCAGGGATAACCCCGAGACCGAGATCCTGGAACCGGATGAGGCGTCGCTTCTTCCCTATCCGCGTACCGGCCTGGTCCCGCTTGATCGAGGGAAGCTCAAACGTAACCCCCGCGATCCACTTCTCCGACAGCGGGTTCTGAGACGCTGACCGCACCGGGGTTTGCGTCCCGCCGAAGGTTCCTCGAGTACCGACCGAGGTCGGGAAGTACCCGTTCGCCATGATCGTGATGAGCTTCTCGTCCAGGCTGTGCCCGGACAGTCCGGCATCCCAGAGAGCGTCCATAGCCCTCGCCCCGCTAGGCTCCGGGGTTGGCTCTGATGGATCGGATGTACCGCGTTGACGCTTCTCGGGTAAGTTGGCGACCATCATGTCGATGTACCCGTTGAGGCCGTCCTTGCCCCCCCACTCTATCGCGTAGAGTAGGTGGTTGCCGAGCAGGTTGTTGACGAGGAACGCGGGGCGCGTGCCCAGCACTATCGACCGCCAGATCGTCAGCGGCTTTTTGGCAAGCACCGTCAGGACCGTTGCCTGACGCTTCGACTCGCGCGCCATTGCCACCACACTAGAGGTCGGGGCGATCGTCACCGTCTCATTTCCATCCTTACCCCGGACGATCCAGTTATCCCTGTTCGCCTGACCCTGGCCCGAGAAGTACGACTCGCTCAAGTCGAGCAGATCGTCAAGCTGAGCGTCATCGGGGTCCAGTTCCCCGTGCTTCCGTCGAGTATCCGCATCGCTCGTGTGCTTGAAGTTGGCGATGTAGTTCGCTCGCTCCTGGGTGCGCTTGTCCACGACCTCCCAGCCATCCTTGATCCGGCCGTTCAGCGCGTCGTTCAGACTGACCTGTTCCTGCTGCCCCTCAAGGTACTTCAGCATCTCCCGATGCTGCGTGAACCTCACCATGTTCATGTACGAATGCGTGAGGAGGCTCGGGTCCAGGGCTACCGCGCCCAGCAGGGCGCTGATGCCCTGGTTCAGGTGCTGCATACCTTCCTTGTTGAACTGTACGAACAGCTTATCCGGCAGGTAGAACGGTATGCCCCGGGCCACTAGCTGCCTCAGTTCAGGGATGCCAGCACCCAGCTCGCGGGCCTCGAAGACATCGGGACCGTACCTGGCGATCAGTTCCTCCAGCCCCGCGCGGGCCGCCGCGGGTAGGTTCTCGTCTAGCAGTGCCCCCGGGCCGTGAACCCAGTAGGACGGGTTGGCATCCCGCATGACCTTCTTCTCGACCTCTATGATCGCTCGCTCCGCGCTGTTCTGCTCTATGAACTTCTCGTGCAGGTCGGCCAGGGCGTCCATGCGCCCCGCCATCTCGTCGACCAATGTATGCTGGTCGTCGAGATCGAGCTTCGCGGCGTAGCGCTGGTCCAGCTCTAGAAAGTATTCGTATGTTTGAAGCTCTAAGTGCTTGTGCTTCGCCTCTAGGGCGTGGAGTTTGTTGTACTCAAGCTCCCATGCCCTCTGAGCTTTGATCTGCTCGCCAAGTCGCTTGTTGTACGGCCTGGCCTGATGCTCACCGCGCTTGACCGTGCCCTGCGCCTGCTCCTTTACCAGTTGTTCCGTGAGTTGCGTGACTAGATCATTGCGCCCGTCGGCTTTCGCCTTGGCGATCTCCATCTTGGTCTGTTCTCTGCCGAGCCTGATGTACGCCCCACGGATTTTCTGGGCCTTCAGGTCGACCTTGTTGGCGAGCGTCTTTTGTTCCTTGGTGAGCTTCGCGATCTCGGCGTCCGTACCGCCGTTGTCGAGTCGCTGCGTTACCCTCGCCTCTTCGATCAATAGGCTGTTGTACTCGTTATCCAGCTCGATGATCTTGCTGATCTCGTAGCGCGACGTGTTCTCTGCGATGGCCCCAAGTTGGTCGGCGTCGACCAGCTCGACCTTCGCTTGATTGAGGTTTTCCTCTGTGGCCCTCGCTTCCCTGCGGTACACCGGTAGATCATGTCCCATGGGATCGTTATCCAGCATCCTGTGTTTCGCAACTGCCGTGGTCGTCTGTGTTTGGCGCATCACTTCTTCTAGATGCGTGACTGTGGCGGTCTTACTCACTATGTTCGCGGCGACCGCTTCCGCCTCGAGCAGTGCCCTCTTGGTCTGCCCGAGTATCTCGTCCATGAGGCGAAGCTCTTCGGCCGCACGCGATCGGGCGCGGTAGATTTCCGACCTCTCATTGGTTAGACCTTTTTTATCAGCTTGCTTCTTTCGTCTACTCTCCTTCGCCGCGTCAATGAGTATTCGTGACTTCCCCCGGAGGGTTTCCTGGTAGGACCGCTTGGCTTCGATACCGATCTTACCGCCCGCGATGATCGCGCGCTCCGTGGTGAACGGGGTGAGCCAGGCCTCCGCGATACTCATGGTGCCGTTCTCGAGGCCGAGCTGACGATGGATGTGCGCGACCTCTTTAGCCTTCTCGATCATTATGCCGAAGCTCTTAGTGGACTTGCTGCCCTTCTGACCGGTTTTTCCAGCGTAGTAGTCCAGCACTATCGCTGTCACGTTGGGGTCGTCTAGATACGAGAGGAGGGGCGCGGCCAGATCCGTCGCGTTCTTGTCGCCCGTGATCTCCTGTCGCACGGCCGCCGCGTACTCCTCGGGCACAACGCCCTTCGCGACGATGCCGAACGCCGCCGCCTCCTCCGGGGTGGCGCGCGCTGTTGCCTGAGCCAGTTGGTAGGCGGCCACGGTCGCGGCCGCCTTCGCACGCTTCTCGCGCCGCTGTTCAATCTTGTTCCCGCGGCTGCCCTTGGCCTGCGACCGAGCATCGGCCCATTCCAGTTTCCCCTTGCCCTGCGCCTTGCTCGTGACTTTCTTAGCGACCGCATCCGCAGCCTCGCTCGTGAACGTCACTAACTTGGAGCGCGCGCGCTGCGCGCCACGGGACACGGGGTTTGTGCGCCCCGGGGCCGAGAACTGCGGCTGACCCGCGGGGTTGTCCACGTAGATGTCGTGCTTGCCGTCCGGGTTTCCGAGGTTCCGGAGGCGGATCGTGATGTCGCGCGGGTTGTCCTTGGCGAGCTGCCATGCCGCCCGCTTCGCCGTGTGCTCCGCGAGTTCCTCCGGCGTGATCGGACCCCGCTTCTTCGGTTGCCCGAACGTCAGGAATGGCTGCGGACCGACAATGTCGTAGATGTCGCTTCCATCTTTGATCTTCCGCTTGTACGCTACCTTGGCGGCCCGGCTGATCTGACCGCCCTTGCCGACAGCTCCGCCAATGCGTACCGCGGCACCAGCCCCACCGGATACTATTGAGATTGCGTCGAGGAGCGGTGACAGCGGCTCCTCCGACACGCGATCCCCGAACGTCTGGAAGTCCCCGTGTAGCAGGGGACCGTACAGGTTGGCGTACGACTCCGCGATCGCCTTGGTGGTGTCCAGTGGGTGCAGTGCCATGGCGACAAGCCCCTGGGGCAGGCCCACCACGATGTCGCGCGCCTGGGTGGCGGCGTTCGTGAAGACCCGGCCCACGTCGGTGCGCCGCTGCATAATTGCGAGCGGCGCGATGGGGGTGGGAAGGAAGGCGAAGACGGTCGGGATCTTCACGGGTAGCTTGTCCACCGTATTGTTCAGTACGAAGTTAAAGCTTCGCTCCACAAAGTTAGGACCATTGTCCTCCTCGAGCGTTGGTCGCCCAGACCGCCCCGACGATATCCGTCCCTCCCGCCCCGTTGCCCTTGACTCGACTCGCGCCATGTCCCCTCCTGTCTACTCGTTGTCGTCGGATGGGGGTATGATCTCCCCCATGTTGCTGACCTGGAAGCCCGCGTCCCTCAGAAACCACTCCTCAAATCGACCCCGGAGGAGCGCGTTACGCACGCCCCGCACAATCGGGTCACTCAGCCCCAGGTTTTGGGCCTGCAGAAAGTTGTCGATGGTGTTCGCCAGCTTTTTAGCCAAGTCATGGGGGTCCATACCCGCTACCCCGCCCTCTTGGTTTCCCTCGAGGAACCCCTCGAGACGACCAACCTCCTCGATAGCCCCTTTATAGATGGCCCCCGACGTGGTGCCCACCCTCTCGAATGTACCCAGCACCTCTTCCGCGTTCGCACCGCTAGCCTCGCTCATCCAAGCAATGTACTCCCGCTCGTTAGCTATCTGCTTATTGGTAAGTGTCGCTTGTAAGATCCCGCGAGACAGCTTATCCTCCTCCGAGGGTCCAGCGGTCGCCTGCCCCTCCGCGAAGTCGACCTGCTGCTGCTGAAGTCCAAGCTGGTCGCGCGCAAGATTCTGCGCGTTAGTCGCGATCGTGTTCTGGAACGTCTGCTGCTTCAAGGCATCGTTCCTGTCACGAATCGAGGTCCTCGTGTCGAACTCGAACTGCCCGCGCTGAGCCTGCAATCCAATCAACTCACGCCGCTGCTCACTAATGTTCTTATCCTCGATCATCTGCTGACGCTGACGCGTCTCCTTACCACCCAGCCTCGAGCTAGCGTCCAGGCTAGCGCGAAGATCGGAACTGATGATACCCTGCTGGGCGAGCGCCGACGTGGCCCCCGCCATGGCTTGCGACTCGCGCCGACCGGCCACTCCCTCTCGCCTCGCGTTCGCCTCCATCTGCTGTTTGAGCGTCGCTGTGTTCGATTCCTCGCGATCCTTGCTCAACCCCTCCATGAACGCGTTCATGCCCTTCTGACGCGTGGTGAGTTGCCGCAATCGTGACCCGCGCCGTGCGAGCGCCTGACTCACGTCCGCCGTCTCGAGCAACTCTAGGGGGTCAAATATCCTGGCCGTTGCTGCCGCGGCCTCGTCCTCGGCCGATAGTCCCTCGCCGGGCTCTACAGGCCCCCCAGGGATCCCCAGGTTGCCGTCTGCTGCGTCGAGATTTCCACTAGCAGGATCGCCAGCGGCGCCGCCTGGAGCGCCTGGAGCGCCTCCTGGAGCGCCTCCTGGGGTGGACCCAGGACGCCCACGCAGCCAATCCACGCTTTGGACCTCGGGTCCATAAGGCTTGTTCAATCCCTTACTTTCAGCGTTATTGTTGAACGCCGCAACGCCCCTCTTCCCTCGATTGATGTAACTCTTCTCGGCCCGTTGGAGAGCCCTTGGCGTCTTGACATCGTAGCCCAGAGCCGTGAGGAAATCCCGGCTCTGGACTTTCGTGAGACTAGTTAGATGCCGGCGACGATTGAGTCCATTATCGGGGCCCTGACCAGCCAGGGCGAATCGGGCAGCGGAACCCGGGGTCGCCAGGCGCTCCTCATACTCGGCATCGGAACCCGGGGCTTTACCCTTTTGGTTTTTGCGCTGCGCGGTGACGGACTTCGCGAGTATGCTCGAGTACTGGTTCCGCTTCCCGGCGGCCTGGCCGTACTTACTGGCCTTCGCACGCTTCCCGTGCTCTGCACTCCGCTCTCGGAGCACTTTCTTACGATTCCCTGTACGTTGCCACGTCGCACGAGCCACAGCCTCCCCCGAGGCCCGGTACCCCTCGATACTGGGCGTGGTGCGTTGTCCCAACCTGAGCAGCCGCTTCAGTTGATTGTCAGCGTCTACCTCTTCAAGCTCGCCCCGGTTGTACGCCTCGACAATCCGAGCCTCTTCTCCGCCCAGTGACGTTTTATACGCCATCTATTTCACCTTCTTCTTAAGTAGCTTGCGCTGGGCTGGTGTCAGCTTCGCGTTAAACTGTCTAAACTTCGCGGCGGCCTCAACATCACCCAACGGAATGGAACCCTTAAAGATCTTCGCCTTCCGCATCCTCTTAAGCCGCCTCTTCGCGAACCTGCCCGCCTTCTCGACATTATCCGGCTCTCGAACAGCCGTATCGGGCGCCGCTTCCGCCGGATCCGCCGGAGCCGGATCCTCCCCGTCGATCTCGGGAAGCTCCTCCACCGGGTCAATGAAGCTCTGGGCCGCCCACTTCCTGTCAAACGAGGCCTGCTTGTTCTGAATTAGGTTAAGATCAAACTGGTCTCCGAGCGCGGCGAGCTGGTATGTGTCGCCCGCTATCGTGTCATCGAATCTCCCCAGCAACATGTCCTTCTCGTCCGCCACGCCGGCGCGCGCCTGCTCGGCCCCACTACGGGCCAAACCACTGCCACCCAGGAAACCTCTCCCCGCGCTCCGACCCTCGAAGCTACTGAGGTGCGCTCCACCCCTGCGGAGGGTGTCCTGGTACGTGCCGAACTGCGCGTCCTGGTTCGGTTCCTTGTCAGTGTTCAGGCCGAAGTCACTGAGGTAACGGTTGCGCTTCGTGTCGAGTCTCTTCGTCGCGGTCCGATAGCTCGACTCGTACACGCTCTTGGTGTCTCGACCCGTTTGGTCGAGGCTGCCGAGAGGGTCGGTGTCGTCCTCCCCGTACGTGTCTATGAGGTCATCGTCGTTGTACTCCGGGGCCGTAGTTGACATGCTCCCCCCTTTCTATTAGTTGAGTCATGTTCAGCCATAAGTCCTCCCGTCTAAGGTTGCGAATGTCTATAGTTTTTGGCCGCAGGCTCTATCTCTAGCGGGACCTCACCGAGGAACTCGCAGACCATGAACGACTGGCTGACGGTGCCTGTCACGGTCGCATTACCCCCAAGGGTATGGTACATGTACACGCCCCACTCAGTCCCAGCCGTGAGGCGAGCGATAGTGGAGACCTGCTGACGAAGATTGACGTCCCCAACAGCAGTGTATGGGCCAGTCTGGGCGAGGTTTGGTTGCCCTGCCCCGTAGAACGCGGTGTCGTTGCACGCGAGTCCCATGTAACTGTCAACCGTGCCCGTGTTCGCCGTTATGTTAGCGGTCAGCGCCCAGACCCCGGTCACTAATACTTTCATGCCGTCCGCGCCATTGAAGGAGGACGATGCCGCGGTTCCTTCAACGCCACCGTAGTTCCACCCGCTATCCTTAGAGCCTCCGGTGTGAACGCCACACCAACAGGCCCTGGGTATGGGCTGGTTCTGCCACATGTGGTATTTGCCGCCTATGGCGCGCTTGCTTCCTCGAACAGTAACGCGACCTGATTCCCGCTCATCTGTGGAGACGAACCTAAGCCCCGGTCCCTCACGGAAATCTATGCGGGGCCTGGATGCCACGAGCACACCATTAACTTCGGTAGTAGTGAACGCGGAGAGCGGGTCGCTGCCCGCCCCCCCAATTACCCTAGTGTCAACGTCATCGTTTAGTCCCACTACTTCCTCCTCGCGTCATCGCCGACCGTCCGAAACCATAGCCCCATTTGACCTAGCGCAATCGTTCCAGCCTTATCGTTCTCCGCGTCGTAGAGTCGGAATCGAACGTACTGGTCGCGGACACTTCGCCCAGACCATCCCGAGATGTGCGGAAACATTACATCCCTGTTCTGCCACGTATCATCACTACTCGCAACAACATCATCGTACGCCGTACCGCCCGTAGTGTCCACGGGTGCGGCAGAAGCCGTCTGAGTTACTTCCCTAGCAGTGCTGACGTCCGCACCAATGTCGATCTCATCCTGCCGACCAGTGAACACGTCAAGGACGAGGTCATGCAAGTCCGCCTGGTACTCCAGTCGAAGACCCAACCAATTGACTAGACGCTGCGCATGATCCGTGATACTGATAGCACCTGACTCGTAATGGAACACCGGGTGCGACCGGGCACCAACCTGAGATGCCGCCCCGTCAGTCTCAACGTATCTCGTTGGTCCAGTGGGTTGACGTTCAAATTGTGCGCCGTCAATGTACACGACACTGTCGGCGGACGGGGTGTCGGACACAGTTAACCCAACGACCCCGAGTATGTCACCGGAGACAACGGTTATGTCGAACGACAGGTGCTGCCACGCGTTCGTTATCGTCATATCCGCTGCCACGGACCTAGTTCCAGACGCGCCAGCGTACCCGGACTGACCCCAGGTCAAGTCGTCTCCATCATAGCCAGACGGAATGTACAACCATACTCCACAGTAGTAAACACCCGCCGTGACCCCGACAGTGTTGGGGTCCGTGGTCGCAAGGTTGGCGTCATCCTTAAACGTGCAGAGGAGGCTGTTGGAGCCGAACTTCGCTGTTACGGCAGTGGACGTGCCGATAGTGTTCGTCCCGCCCTTCGTCCACCCCGTAGTGTCCGTCTCGAACCCCCCGTTCGGGAACAGGTTCTCAATGGTCGTGGACTGGAACGTCGCCCCGTCCCGGCGCGACCCATCCGTGAAACATGAATCCAAATTAATCATCTCCGGGTCACCAGCATTGTTCGTGCCGAACCCGTACATCGTACCGTCGATTTCAGTACTGCATCGAATATCCGAGTTGTACCATGTGCTCAACGCGCCCGTGTCCAAGTTAATAACGAACGTTCGAGCCGTAGGGTTAATGGACGCGCCACCAGTAGTGACAGGACGCATACGAGTAGTACGCAACTCCGTCATGCTGGCGAACAAGTGCCCCTTATTCTCCCAGATGTGGCATGGCCCGCGCGAGGCGGACTGTGAGTCAACCCCCGACGTGTCAATGTCAGCGACCCAGTCACCCCACAACTCCATGCCGACGCTCTCCTCGATCAGGTTGATCGGCGCGTTCGTACCATCGAACGCCCAGATACCCGTTTTGCCGATCCACGCGCAACCACCACGGAAAGCCGTGACAGCATTACTGTCCCACAGTCCATCATGGTGAATAGGGTCAGCCCTGAAATTGCCGGGGTGAGACCCAGTGATCGCCCACACGGAACCAGCTTTGAACACGAGCAGTGCGTTTGCGATCGGGTACATTGTGAGTATAGGCTCAGATTTCCCTCCGAGGTCACCGAGGTCGAACCAGTCTCCGTCCGGGCTCCAGTCGCAGTCGTTCCACACGTCGATGCTGCTGAACACTACCCTGGAAGTTAACTTACCACTATCCCAAAATATGGCACCGTCTAGGCTGTTCATAGGGTTGTTAGCGTACCATGATCGGCCAGCGTATACCGCGGTGAGGAATCCCATGAACGGGTCACTGTGCGTGACCCTGTCGGGCTTCATATCCACCCCGATGGGGTAAATTATGAACGGCTCATTGTCCATCGCTATAGCGGCGTTGGCTTGTAACGTTACGCTCTCATTGTGGATGGACGCAGCGTAACTGCCTATGTAGGCGAGATCGCGTCGACGGTAGAAAGCGTAAGTTGGGGTGGTAACCCCATAGAAACTATCTATTTGAAGGAACTTCGTTCCGCTGCCCGTGACCGTTGCGCTACCAGTCGTGGTTGTTATGCGTCCCTTGCCGTGGGTAGGGAAGAACGGTATGTGGCTATGCACCTGACCAGCCACACCAGACCAGGCCTGCAGTGCACACTGCTCAAGTTTAAGGTTAGTGTCATTGGATACCGACTTGATTATGCCGATGAATGCCCCGGTAGCGTTGTTAGACAAGGCTCCACCAACCACAGCTTCAGCAATGAAAGCCGTGCCGGAACCAACAACAGCTTTGTTGTCAGGGCCACTTACAGTGGTCGTAATTGTTCCCGTGATAGGTTTCGTGTTAGTAATGCTACCCAAAACACGGTACAGCCCATAGGGCGCCGTCTGTGTCGCCCCAACATCATCGTGCTTTTTATGCATGATGCTCCACATGAGTGTGCCGTTAGTGCCAGCACGCACCTCACTGAACGGGGAATTAGTAAGAGCATCCATAGTCGTGTCACTGACGCCAAGAGTAACCGCCCCCGCAGCAGTTATTGCCTGCATCTGCATATCGTCCGCGCCACTGTAATCTGTTGATGCGAGAAACGCGTGGCGGACACCGACGCTCGGGTTCGTCGTGGAACCAACAGCATCAGGCCGCTGGTCCGCGTACAAAGCGTTACCGTTCAACGTTGACCCGACACTAATCCAGCCATCGCGACGCCGAACAATCCCCTGCCGGTCGAGGAGGGCATTGTCCAGCGCTACTGCCTCATTTGCTTCCAAGGTGTCTGGGCTCTTACGAAAGTTAACGCCCCCAGACGGGGCGGGCAAAGGCAGGTAGTCGCGGGCCATGTGGCCTCCTATTCAGTCGGTAGTTGTCCCAGCCGCGGCTCTCGCCCAGCAGCCTCGACGCGGTACGAGTCATCATCCTCGACGACCTTATGTAGCAGCGCCTTCTCCATCATTTGTATGTCAGTCTCGTGAACTGCACGCATGGCTTGCGCCTCCTCGAACTTCTCCTCGAGAAGATAACCCTTGGCTACGAGGCCCGTGACGAGAAGATCATGCCACTCGGGTGGGAGGATGATCGTGCCCTCAGCCCCGGACGCGGCTAGCGCCGCCGGTTGCGATACGTAGCTGAGTCGCAGAGCCGTGCTGTTGCTCCGCCAAATCGTAATCGCGCCCCCGGGTAGACCCCCACTGACGCGGTAGTGCGTAGAAACGCCAGTAGCGTCGTCGCCACCAGCGATGACGACTCTTTCAAGGTATTCACGTTCGGTCTCCTCAATTAGCAAGAGGTCGTTCGCCGTGTCCCAGACCCCGAGCACTGCGAGGCAGTCCGCCGGAACGCTACCGACCCCGGAGCTGACCGACATTGCGATATTTCTCTTCTCGAGGAACGGCCAGGCGTACCGGTTTATGACGCGGAAGTACACAGCGTTAAGGAACGACACCATGTTAGCGTCGCTGACGTGCGAGAAGCCCCAAAGCTGGGCCTCATCGACGATCGCGTCTACGGTCGCCATCTAACCCTCCTCAGTTACGGCGGGAGAAAGCCCGCGGTTTATTTGGAACTGACGCTCCAGGTCGGAGTCGTCGATACTGGTACTGAAGACGTCAGCCTCCATGTCGCGGATGCCCTGCCTGAAGAGTCCGTCGAACGCCTGAGCGTCATCGTACTGCTTACTAATGAGGTACAGCTCGCGGATCAGTCCGTAAGACAGGACATCGTGGTGCCGGATAGGGATGAGGATGGTACCCTCCGCCCCCCCGCTGGCAAGTACCGCGTGATCCTGGTAGTACTGGACGTGGACAGACGCGCTGTCGCTCGGCCAGTTCGTAACCGCCCCGCCGGGTAGTCCACCCTCAACGCGGTAGTACAGGGCGCTCTGGCCCGACGTCACTGTTGCGCCCTCCGAGCCGTGCTCCGCAGTGCGAAGTGCGAACGCCTCTGGCGTCTCCTCCGTCAAGGAGAAGTTCGCCGCGCGGTTGGTGACGCTGATGATCGACCGCATGTCCGCGGGAACCGACCACGCGCCCGAGCTAACTGACACACTGGTCGCGACTTTCTCAAGAAACGGCCAAAGGTGCGTGGTCATGATCTTATCGTACGCCTTGTTAAGTAGGCTGATCTTTCGGACAGTTGAGAACCGGGTGAACCCGTACTCTTCCGCCTCTGTAACAATGGTATCTACGGCAGGCATGCCCGCTCCTAATAGTTGAAGTTGTCGAAGACGATGAAATCGGGATCGTAGCTCTCCTCAAGTAGATCCCGCTTCGCAACCTGCCAAGCCTCCTCGCCGAGCGACCGGAAGTGCTCACTCATGTTGATGTCCTTCTCCAGAAGGAACAGCTCGAACAGGTATCGGTAGCGCAGAAGCGCGTGGTGTCTCGCGGGCAGAAGGATAGTACTCTCCGCCCCTCCCGCAGCCAGGTCAGCCGCGCGACGAATGTAACGGCAGTGGAAGGTACCGTCCACCCCATTCCCGAGGCCCGGCCAGAGCCCCATCACCGTCGTGGAGTTTTCGGGGTCTTGCTGGTAGAAGTAGAAGCGAGCCTGAACGCTAGTCGCGGACAGGTCGGAGGAGCGCATCGACTCTATTTGCTGCAGGGGGGCATACTCGATTGGGTAGCGCGAACCCGCGGTCGCCACGTCAGTGTGCGCCGCGATGACCCGCAAAAAATTAGTAGGGCTAGTAGCCGTCTCGTCAGTATAATCGACCGTGCTGTCGAGCGCCTGCAGGTACGGCCACGCCTCGTAACTGTTGATGCGCTGGTACGCCTGGTTCAGCAGACTGATCTTGCGGGCTGATTCGAGGTGGGAGAACCCGTAATCGTCGGCCTCCGCGGTGATCACGTTAACTGTCGCCATCCTTCACCTTCTCTGTTGCGTCTGTATCGGGAACAAAAACTCGTGGGGCAGGATGCGACCCCGCGTGTCGATGCCACACCTCGACACGCTCCGCGGCATCATGCGCCTTCGCGATGCTCGCCTTCTCCATGCGGAGGCGCTCTCGCTCGTTGTGCGTGTTGATGTCGTCTCGCATGAACTCACCGTGTCGCAGAGTGTCCGATAGCTTCAGACGTTGCATCATCTCATCGGTCTCCGGAACACTGCCGCCGAACCCCAGGATGGGGCGAGCAGCCTCACCGTGCGGCATCATCATGAAAACTACCCAGTCGCCTTGCTCCTCGTTCTTACCGAACCGGAGGCGCTCGTCATAGTCCTTGACGGCGCGGTTGTTCCTCAGAATCGAAACGTCCTCGCGCATGGTCGCCGACGGTGGGATGTAGAACCCCGGCGCAGCGTCTAGTGATCGTCGCATACTGCTCCTCTCAGTTTGGGTATGAAAAAAGACGGGGGGCGAGGACTGAACCCCGCCCCCCGCTGAAACTACGGAACGACCGGTTTAGAAGCCGCTATCCGTGAATCCGTACTGAACGTACTGCGTGTTGCGTCGCTTCGCGCCCAACTGCAGGTACCGACGAAGAATGGCTTCCCACTCATCGTAACCGGAACGCCACTTGAGGACGTGCCCATCGTTGTCGGCCCAATGGAAGTCCTTGTTCGAGAACACGGCAAGGCCGGGCTCGTCAAGGTGGAAGATAGTTCCGTGGGGGGCCTGATAGTCCGCAATGAACGGCTTACCCTGGAACTCGAGCGACTTGAACCCGCCCTTGAGATCGAGAGGCTCCGTGTAGCGAACCTGGGACTGCAGGAGGTTGAAGAAGCGCCTCTGCATGCCGTGCGTAGTAATGCGCGACGTGGTCGAGCCACCAGCAATCCGCACCTTGTTCTCGGCCTGCATCAGGCTGTCGAGCGTCAGGTTCGCATTGTCATTGTCCCGCTGGTTATCCCAGTATTCCTTGCCCGTGGCACTCGCGTCAATACCACCAACAGTGTTGGCAGTCTGCGAAACGAGCTTCGCAAGACCGTCGATCTCGTAGACCGTGGTGCCCGATCGGGCATCCTTGCGGCTGACGAAGTGCGACGTGGTTGTCGTGATCGACGTGCTGACGACGATCGAGGGGGTAGCGATGGTGACATCAGTGATTGCTTCACCAGCGATGAGAGAATCCTCGTCCGCGGCAGTGCCGATATCGACGAGCATACCCACGTAGAGGTCGCCCTTTCGGAGGGCCTCATCCGTATTGAGTACGACCGTTGCCGAGCCGGATGTAGTGCCGCACGTGGCGATATATCCGAGGCCGTCGCCATAAGTCTGTCGGGCGACGTCCTTCTTCAGGTCGACCATGAGGCCTTCCATCTCGGACTTCAGTGATTCAAGGAACGAACCGGCTTGATTGTCGGTAAGCTCCATCGACGGGCCTGTAACTCGCAGACGACCGTACACGAACTTGAGCGTGTAGGTAGCCTGATCGTAATCCTGGTTGCCAGGATCCACCAACGCGCCGCCTTCAGGCGACGGGCCAACACCCGACGTACGGGTGATGCTCAGTGGAACCACGGCCTGCTTGCCGTACAAGTTCTGCTTCGAGTTCTCAATTCGCTGCAGCACGAGCACTTCGTCATTCAACTGTCGAATGACCGGGGGCAGGTACCAGTTCTTCAGGATATCGTCGAGGGTAGTAAGGGTGGCTCCAGCCATTACCTTAACTCCTTCAAATGTATCGGTTTATTATGGACTATTCGTTGTTCGCACTCTTATGGGCGTTCCAAAGCTCAATAGCCTTCTTATGCCCGGCATCAAGAGAGTCTGGAGGTTCGACCGGAATGTGACCCTCCCCGGCCCCGCCCGTCACTGCTGGGGGCTTGCCGGAGGTCTTCGCGTCCATCCAAGCGGTAATCGCCGACTGGTCGGACGCTTCTAGCTGGGCCGCCGAAGCGATCAGGTCAATGTTTGCACCGTCCCCGGAGCCAAGCGCGTACACGGTCTCAATCTTAGTGTCGTCCCAGCCCGGGTGTGCTGCCCGAACCTGAGCCTCCTCAGAGGCGAGCCGTTGGGACAAAGCCGCATGCTGCGACTCGTACTCCTGCTGCTCGCGCTCCTCAACGATATCGGCCCTCATCGTGGCGATCTCCGCACGGAGACCCTCCACATCGGGGTCGAGTATTTGGCCTAGCGACTGACCGGCCGTAGCCTCAGGGGCTGCTTCTTGCAGTTGAGCAGCAGCCTCCTCAGGTGATACGCCGAGCGCCTCACCGAGCTGGGCGTGAACGTCAGCGGCGAACGCTGCGTCATACTGGATGTTCTCGTAGAACTCCATCGCCTCCATTGCACTATCGAGGTCTCCCAGCCCCTCGTAGGCCTTCTTCGCCTCAGCCAACTCTTGAGTCTTCTGAGTGAACGTACCCTGAAACTCGCCGACTCGAGCGTTATACGCTGTTAGCGCCGCCTCGCGGTTCTTCTCAGGGATGAGCGCCAACACATCGTCAAAGCTCGGCACCGATCCGAGGTCTGGGACCTCGGGGGCTGCTGGGGACTCTGGCGTGACGCTTTCTGCACCTTGCGTCTCTGGCACCGCGGGCGCGGCCACTACGGGGGCGCTGTTAGCGTCCTTTTCCATTGAGGCTGCGAGTTCGCGGATCTGATCCGGTTCGATGCTAAAATCTGACAAAACTACTCCTTCAGTTTCGCGAGGGCCGGTACGGCTGGTTCGCGTGCGGTACCATCAATCGTAGCCTGTCGCTCCTCCAGCGCCGTATACGTGTCCTCCACGAACTTTGCTGTCTCCTCAGGAGAGGGAAGGGCGACCTGTTGCACATGCTCCTGGCGCGAGGTAGCGAAACCCTCGGCCAGGTTAATCTTGTCCGTCAAGACCCCGATCACCGTGATGAGCTGGGCGGGCTTCACCTCGCCCGCATCCAACGCCCCCGCCAGTCGATCAACTGCCGACTGGCGGAGCTGCTTAGCTCGTACGGTGAAGTCCCCGACCACAGTCTTAGACACCTCGAGAAGGGCGGGCGGGATGCCCTCGGCATCCCACTTCTTCTTCCAGCGTCGAACCGTGCTCTCAGGTATCGCCGTCTCACGGGCCGTTCTCTTAACGTTACCTTGACTGACCTGAAGGCTCAACATCACATCCGCCTGTTGAGCCTCACTGAACCTTGACTTACGTGGTTCGGCCATTACTTGTCAGTACTGTTGCTGACGGATGTCTTAGCGGGCTCACTCAGCTTCTTCTTCGCAAGCTTCACCTTTACCTCGGCCTCCTCCGCCTTAGCCTGTGCAATACGCTCCTCGTTAGGATCCAGCTCCGTCGAATTGCCGGTCGTCTCCGCGTCCGGCTTATCGACTGAATCAGTGACCCAGGTGCCTAGTGGCTCCTCCGACATCTCCTCGGGGGAGACAGTCACACCAGCGGACTCGAGCAGCTTCGCACTCGCAGTCGCACCCGCCGTACCCTTGATCTGGTACGTGACGCGCGGTGACTGCGGCTCTGGGCTCGGCGGCATTGCTGCGGCCTCTTGAGTCAACATGAAGTGAACGAGGTGTCGTTGCCGCACATCCGGCGGCTTATTGTCGAACGATGGGTTGATAATGAACTGTCGATGGATCTCCATCTCTAGTTGATGATTGTCCGCCGGGCCGGGCGCAAGCATTGCGCGCTCAACCAGGAACTGAACCTCCGCGTCACTAGTAATCAGATCGCCCGTCTCCGGGTTCTGCCCCGCCTCGATGGCGGCAATAGCCTGCTGCAACGCCTCGGGGTTCAGAATCTCCCCGCGGTTAAGCTTATCTATCTCCCGGTGGGCCTTGTCCTCATCCGCCCGGAAGCGCTTGCTCAGCGTACTCATGTCCGCAATATCCGCATGCTTCCACATGTCCTGCGGCCCCATGAGGCCCAACTGAGCTAGGGACTGTAGCCGCGCCATGCGACCCGCGCGCGTGCGCGGGAGACTGGAACCGGCCTCGACATAGATGTCGACCTGACCCTGCAGATCAGCCTGTCCGAAGCGCTCGATCTGCGAGCCGTTCGTTCCAGCGATCTTGATGAGCCGAGGCTCCTCGTAGAACTGCTGCGCGAACGCGAACATGATGCGTCCCATCCGGCCCAGCGCCAGCTCGTACCGCTCCTGCGTCGGGGCAATACGATCGGATGCCTGCTCCTGCAGGAGGTCTATGGCGACGGCGGCCTCCACGTTCGGTGGCACCGTGCCCATGTCCACCTCCTTGAGGGAGTACGCGTCCTCCAGCCGTGACTGGATCTCGCGCAACAGCTCGAACACGTAGTTCGGGAGCTGCGGGGGCTGCATCCATTCGGGCTTATTGCCCGCGATGGTATTGTACGTGAGCACCCCTCCCGGGGACATCTGCACCCGGCGGCGCGTGAGAGCACCAGCAGGGGAGAGAAGCATCGGGTTGAGCGTCAGGTTGCGCGAGGCCACAATCTGGCTCAGCGTCTTGTTCAGCTCCTTCTGGATCGGCCTCGCGATCGTCGCGTGACAGTCATCATAGAAGGAACCAGGGTGGAGCATCCCGGGAAACTTGACTACCGGGATCTCTCGAGTCTTTGTGAACGGCCAGGGGGCATCGAACAGCGGGGCGTCATGGCCCGGCATGAAGATGACGTAGCGGCCATCGGGGTTCTGCGCGGTCGGCGGAAAGTAGCCCGTAACGATTCGCTTACTCGTCTTGCCCGCGCCCTCGGTCCGCATCATGAAAGGGATGCTCGCGCTCTCCCCGCCCATCGTGCTATCGGGCGTGGGCGGCGTAGGCAGTTGGAACTTCGCCTGGATGTTCTCCGGCGACAGCCGGCTGACAACAAAGCAGTACTCCGCGTCAGAAAAATCTTCGTTCTTACAGTTCGGGTCAGGGATGACATCGAACGGACTAACGCTATCGACGAGCAACTCCCCGAGGGGAATGTCCTTCGTCTCCGGACCAGTTATCCCTTGCGCCTGCGCGTCCGGGTCCTGCTCAATCTGCGCGCGGTACACGTCCACCAACTCATCATCCAGGATCGGTTGCCCGTCCGGGTCGAGAGTAAAGGTGAACACCTTGCCCGCGAATGGGTCCCACTGGATGTGCAAGTACCCCTGTCCAGTGTTGATCGCGTTAAGCTGCGCCTCCTGGGTCTTGACCGTCAGTCCGAGAGACTGATACCAATACCGCGACAACTTCTCCGCAAGCTCGGCGGCACGCACGTCCCGCTCCTGGGCGGACCCGGGCGTGGCACCGAACTGCGGCTTAGATTTCTGTAACTTTGCAAGGAGGTTATGGGCCAACGGTGCCATCTGATTCGACGTCACACGTACCCTGTAGTTCGGTTTCTCATGATCTTCGGTCGGAAGCTTATCCAAGCTACCGGTGACCTTACTGTAATAACTGTACTGGTCACCGCCGAAGAACGCCTGATTGAGTCGCCACGATTGCTCAAGCTGCGAGCGATCGCGAATAAGTGCCTCAAAGTGCGCTGTCAACTGAGTGCCGGACTTCAGATTCGCTGCTGGTCCACGGCCTGCGGCAGGCCCCGCGCTTCCGGGGTCTGTAGCCATGGGCATCCTCCTAGTCTGTTGCTGGTTCGATGGTCATATCAGGAAAAAGACCAAGATCCTGCATGGCGGATGCCAAACCAGGGTCAGCCGTCTTCGAGTCGATCGCGAATGCCAAGTGCTCCGCCTCCTCGCCGAGAGCCATCTCGGGGGGATCGGATGTCACTGTGGGGTTCAGGATCTTATGCAGCGTATCAATCATCGCCTGCTGCGTGGCGCTCGATCGCTCGTACGACTCCACGAGCCGCTCAATCTCTGCCGTGAACTGCCCGGCCTGGCGCTCTAACTCCCGCTCAAAGCGGTCAGTCAGCTCCCTTGTCTCCGCTAGATTTTTTTCGCTTGCTACTCGTTGCAGCTCCGCCAGATTTTCCCTTGGTCTCACCGGCCAGCGCCCCAATAAGCTCTGGTGTAGAACCCGACGAATCTAGCGTAGCATCCTCTGAGTACCCTGGATACGCGGCCGATGCTCGCAGGAGAGACTGAGCGAGCAAGACGGCCGGCTCGGTATGTCGCTTCGTCGTGGCTAATTCCTCTTCGACCGCGCCGAGCGTCAAAACTAAAGTATTCACGTCCTCCGGGGTCGTCCATCCAAGCACCTTCGCTAGATCGTGGATGCACCCGCTGCACACGTACTTTCGTCCGCTCAAATGGGTTACCAAATCCATTGCTTCGTTCCCGTCGTTCGATGGTACGCCTCCAATACTCAGGTCGCGGAGCGTGTCCACAACGAAGGAACCCGGGTCGGGCGTCATCTCGCACACCAGACACAAGTTAGGTCGAATCATCTCGCGCGGATCAAGGACAATCATGTAACTACCGCCTCGTTAGCCATTCAGTGCCTCCTACCAGTCGTCTCCGAACTCTTCGTCAACCGCCGCTGCCGTCTGGCTGAACAGCTCCTCGTGCTCCGGCGTACCGATCTTGCCCCAATCCTCCTCCGAAGGAGTCAGGATGGGGCTGTTCCATGAACGGTCGCCGACCGCGTGAAGCGATCCAGCAGTCTGCAGCGCAATCTCCGTCGCGTCCAACAGGTCGTCTTCGTTATGCCGATTAGCATACTCGAAGTTGATCCACTCGTGCTGAAAGTCGCGATGACTCTCGAGCAGTGTCGCCTTTCCGATCTTGAACAGTGGCGACATCTGCATGATCCGGTCATTCTTCTTCCCCGCGTTGAGGATCGGAACGATCGGAGGCATCCCCGCCAGGCGCTGAGCCTGCTGGGACAGAACGGCCTGGAACGCGTTCGACTCGATGCCGATAAGCGTAGGCGCGAACTTCATGTGCCACTGATGGATGAGCTGGAGTTGATCAGCGAAATCTATCTTCGTCTTTATCGTCTCCAGCAGGTACACGCGTCCCGTATCGGCCACGCCGATGAGGGACATTGCAAAGTGGTCGGCAGCTTCCGTCGTACTGATCGCCGGGTCAATGCCGAGGTAGGTGGACATCCCCTTATAGCGCCGAGTGAGCGGGTGCCAGAGTTTATCGGCTTCCATCTCATCGAGCGTGTGGTACTGCAACCACTCACCGTGCAGGTCCAGCCCAACCATCGCGTCAAACGATGCCTTGAACTCCTGCTCGAAGTATAGCGGATGATACCACTTCTCGTAGCGCTTCCACTCCTCCGCAGAGAAGTGAGGGTTGTCTAGCGACCAGTACTCCACCGACCCCGTGTCGGGATCGTCCAAGCCATCGGCCCACCATTTCTCGTGGTACCAATTCTTGGAGTTGGGAGTAGTGGTCGTAATGAGCGACCCCTTCGTATCCGCCAAGGCCGGGTAAACCGTGAGAAACGCGTCCTCACTCGGTAGGAACGCCGCCTCGTCGAACCACAGAATGTGGAGGCCTGGGCCTCTCAAGTCATCCGGGTTCTCAGCGCTGCGGAACTCCATCACCGTGCCGTTAGAGAATTCGATGATTCGCTCAGTCTTATTGTACGTATAGTCCACGCCCTTGGTGAGCCCCGCCTGCTTAACGGCGGACAGGAACGTGAGTAGGGCCGGTCGCCCGGCCCTGAAAGTCTTCGTAATGCACCAGACCCAGAGAGGATCCGTGCTGCTCATGCCGCGCGCATCCGCCCACCACGCGGAAGGGTTCACACAATAATAGAGAACCTCCCAGGCCGCCGAGAGGGTCTTTCCTCCCCGGCGTCCCGCGACAAGGTGACGCGATCGCTGCGTCTTGTCGTCCCGAGACATCGCGTGAAACAAGGCCTGCCACGCGTGAGGCGTGTAGCCCTTCTCGCGCATCCAATGGAACTTCGCCGCTCCCGTACTGACGAAACTGGCGTACTGCTTCTTGTCCAGGGGATACCCCGAAGTGCGCTTGGCCCTCACAGCGTTCCCCCCTCAATTAGTTGGTTACAGGTGATTCGTCCCCCCGGGTTACGTCACCCAGCGCCGGGCCTTATCGAGACCAAGCAGTGCTGCCGGGATGAGTCCAACTATTACGCCCGACCACGGCTCCTGACTGATCGCCTCGCGAAACTCAGATGACGCGAGTGTGCCAACGCCGAGCGTGATCAGGGTAGCAGCAAAACTACGCGCCGCCCGAATCAACGAAACTTGTAGCTTAAGGCTCATACTTTCTCCTTGGGTCGATTACACGCCGGACACTTCAACCAGTACACTGGGTAGTGCTTTCCGCAGGGGCAATGGATCATTTTAGCATTCCGACGCCCTGGTCGATCAGCTTCGTCGCGGCACTATAGCTGACAGTCTTCGTTTCCCCGGTCTCGAGCGTCAAAAACTCTACCGGGTCATCCGGTCCCGAGATCGTAGTGATCCCCATACTCGGGGTGAGACTCCGGTCAGGCACGGCCAATCCGTACCGTCCCCCCTTGAAACGCAGAAGATTACTCACCGTATCCTTTCGATTGGGGTCGGGGGCGGAGCTGAGAGACGTAAAGCGCCCCTGCTCCACCCCCACGCCCGCAATAGCTATGAGGAGGTGGGACCGAAGCCCGCTCCCTCAGTGTTGTCGCCGTGCGTCGGATTGAGTTCGTAGAGCAACCAGCCGTCGATGTTGACTGAACCACCCTGCGTGACCTCTAGATCCACGCCCGCAGCACACTCAAAGAGCCAGCCACCCGGAGGGGCCATGCCTTCGATATGCTCCACGCCACCTTGGGCACCGATGTCGAACACGCCTGTGATGGCCGTACCACCGGTACCACTTTTGAATGTGATCGTCTCCGCCGCGTCAGCAGTGATGTAATACCCGATGACTCGGATGCGGAGGTTGGAGTCCGTGTTCGCGATGAGATCTGCGGTGCCCGCCTGGTTGACGACGACGCTGATCTGTCGCGCAATTTGATCGCCAATTAGGTTGCCCATGGACGTCCCTTCTAGTTGAGGCCTATTGCGAAGACATCAACGGAGAATGTCGAGAGGTCATCGGTACTCGCAACCTCGTCGAGGGCCGAAGTAGTCCCACCAGAACCGCCATACGCCTGCAGCTTCTTCGCCGATTTGTCCCATGCGACGCCCCAGAACTCGGTCGCCGAATCGCCCTGATCAACCGTGAGGCTGAGATGGTAGAGCGTCGAGAAGCCGAGGTCCGCCTCCGTGAACGCCTCACCAGCCGTAGGGTACGAGTTGTCGAACTCAACCACGCCGAGCCAATAGCCCACCGCACTGAACCCGTCGAAGCGTGCACTTACTGTCTTAGTCCAAGTCAATGCCATGTGTTACCGCCTACCTTCTGCTTTGATGTATGTAATCAGGTTGCTGATATTATCCGTGTCCACTTCGGGGAAATGCCCCGATGCGCCACCTGACTCAATCAAAATGATCTTGCTCGCTGACTTATCCCAGATTGGGGACAGGCCCGTGGTCGAAGTGACCGTGTCGTTCACGAGGGTGAGGTAGTAAATCTCGCTCAGTCCCGCGTTCGCTGCAGTAAACGACTCGCCCCCGACGGCGTACGCCGTATCCCATAGGGCCGAGCCAATCCAGTAGGCCAGGTCGCCCTGGACTCCCGATTTGATCTCGGTCAATGTCAATGCCAAAGTATGCCTCTCTTCTCTGCGCGCTCCAGCGCACCGCTCCTGCCCCACCCCAGCAGTTGACTTTATCCGCGTGCCAAGTTCGCCTCACATTGGCGATGGGGGTTCCGCCTCAGAGGGACACACGGCGCACCGGGCCGATTATTTGTCCCTCTACTATACTATCACCGGAAGTAGGGTAAAAATCCGGCCAAAACGGCAGTATTAACACAAACTTAACACTCTTGTGTGTCCAAACTAGCCCCAAACACGCCCCAAAAACCCCCAAAACGTCCGCCCAGTAAGGGATTTCGGACCAAAACGACCCATTTTGCCGGAACGGCGAGGATAACGCGCGGGACCCCAAGGGAGACCTGACACCCCTCCCCCCCAGCAT